CCATTTAAATTTTATTCGTCCTAGTTTGAAATCTGCCATTTTCTCTCTTTTTCCCTAATATTTATACATTTTAAACAGCACTTTGGTATGTTGTTGTAGCTACACTTGCCGTTGTGCTTTCAAAAGTATCAAAGTCATCACTTGCTTCTGCTGACCTTGTAACTCCTTTTTTACTTCTTTTAACTAACTCTCCGTCTGTACTATTTATAAGAAAACTAGTTGTAGTATCGTCTGAAAAAACAATTTGTTGGTACTTATCACTATCATTATTAAAATATCTTCTGTCTATTATACCTACCACAATACTAGCACTAGCACTAGGAATTAGTACGAAATTTAACGTACTTCCTGATAGTGTATAATTAGTATATCCTGCCTGTCTAACTCCATCTAAAAATACTGCTAATCTTGTTTCATTTAGTACTGGAGAACTTAAAGTAAATGCCTTTGTTGAACCATCGCCTGTGAAATATTGAACATCAATCATTTCTAATCTTTCTTCAACGTAATCTGTTTGGTCTCTTCCAACAGCATCTGATTTACCATCTTCATAGTAGTTTGATACTTGAATTGCGTCATTGCTAGAGTTAGGATTTACATTAGTTAGGTATAACATACCTTCTTTTGTACGTCTTAACCCATTGAATTGTTTTAAATATTTTATTCCAGTATTACCTGGTACTGTATATGACATTAGTTTTCTCTATTTGTAATATTTATTTTTCTCATTTTTTCTATTCTGTCATTGCCAAAATACTTGCAAACGCTTCCACATCAACAGAAGTTGAATCAGGAGAAGGTTCAGCAGTTACTCTTAATATATCATTGTTTTCTAAATTTATTGGTTTATCAATTGTCAATGTATTACCTACAGGTATTTCTAAATTTTTAGCTACAAATCTAAATGTAGTTGGATTAGTATTTGTATTTTTCGCACCATCTACGGTTACTTTTATATTAACTCTTGCTATACTATACTCACTTCTATTTGAAATAAACAATGCGTGAATTACCGCTTTTTCAGTATTAGACGCTTGATACATATTGCCAGATGAATCGTCTATTACTGGAACTGTTATTCCTGAATTCTTAAATATACTTGCCATAATTTATCCTACGAACCAAATACTACAGAATATGCTAATGCGTCATCTTGCGTACCAAGAGTACCTGAAGCATTAGGTAATTTTAATGCATTGTCTGCTGTTGGTTCATCTATTGTTAAAGTAGTTTCAAAAGCGTCTTCTAAATTTCCTTCAAAAATAAAATTTGCACCGTTCATAGTAATTGTTCTATCTGTAATAGCGCCGTTAGCAGTTACGTCTTGCAAAGTAATTGATCCTGCACCACCTAACTCTTTAATTTGTCCAATAGATGTTTTTGTATAAAATTTACCATCTTGAATGTTCATAGCCAACTCACCGATATCCATACTACCTGCTGATGGAATACGAGTTGCTACTTCTGAACGATATGGTTTGATTTTTGTTTTATGTGCCATTATTTTCTTTTTAATTTAGCTCTAAATTTAATTTTGTTTATTAATTTTGATTTTGATAATCTTCTATCTAATTCAATTCCCATTCTTCTACCAATAGACTCTAATTGTTTTTTAGTTTTATTTTTTAATTCTTTTAATGATATAACTTCTTTTTTCGGTTTAACTGGGTCGTAAGAACTAACTGTTTTATTAATTAATCTTTTGATCCAACCAAACATTAGAAAGTTCCTCCGTCAACAGTAGTAACTTCAACTTCACCAGAGGTAACTGTAAAGTTATCAGCAGTAAAAGAAGCAACACCAATGTTTGATGTACTTGCTAATTCACCGACAATTTGTAATTGATTGCCAGTTGCAATTGTATTAATTCCTTCACCTGCTAAAAATTCTAAAGTTCCACCAACTCTAACTTGTCCTTGTGTTGATGTTTCATCTTTAAAATATAAAGGTTCAAGAAGTTTATCACTTGCAATTGAACCTGCTAACATAGCACTTGTAATTCCTAATGCTTTAACTCTTAATTGGTCTCCACTAACTTCAACTGAACTGTTGTCAGGATTTGTGTCTATTGTATTACCGTCTTTAGTCAAACCTGCACCTGCAGTAATTTGACCTGCACCAGAAAATTGTGCTACATCTAAATCAGTTGTTCCAAATGTTGGAGCACCTGTGTGTGTAAATACATAACCGTTATTTGCATTTAAACTTCCTTCTTCAACGAATACGAAAGCACCACCACTTAATTCAGATGGTTGGTCTTCTGGAGTTGCTCTTGTTAATACAAAAGGAGTTCCACCTGCACCAACAGTTGTAACTGTGTAAATACCGTTTTGTGAAGCGTCTGTTTGATTTTTAACTAAAATTCTATCTGCAACACTTGGTGTTGATCCATCAAGTGATAATGCACCGTTAGAACTTGCTGTTAAAGTTGCACCGACACCAGCAGTTCCATTTGAATAAGTTGCTGCTAAATTAACAGTTGTACCTAATCTACAAGAAGGTTTAGTATCTAAACCTTGAGCAACTTGGTCAACGTATGCTTTGTTTGCAACTGATTGATTTTGAAATCCTGCTCTATCTTCATAACCACTTGGTAAGATAACTGTACCTGTTCCGTGTGGTGTTAAATTAATATTTTTATTTGCCGCTGTTGTTGTAACTGATTGACCGTCAATTGTAATGTCATCAATAACTAAAGAAGTTAATCCTGCAATATCAGTTTCAGTTGCACCTAAAGTTAATACTGAACTACCTATTGTTGTTTGAGGATTTGCTATATTAGCATTTGATATTCCTGCACTACCTGATAAGTTTGAATCTGTTAATGTGTTTGCTTGAATTTCTACATTGTTATCGGTAACAACTGTATCCATACCTGCGCCACCAGCGAAAGTTAATGTTTCAGCTGTATTGTATTGGTCTGTTCCTGTATCACCTGCTAAATCTATAAATTGATTAACAGTTGCGAAATCTAAATTTCCACCACCGTCTGTTTTTAAAAACTGACCAGCAGAACCATCTCCGTCTGGTAATGTAAATGTTGTTGTTGTAGTTACTTGATTAGGTGCTTTAAGACCAATAAATGATGAACCGTTATTTGTTGCTTCATTAAATTTTACTTGTCCACCTGCACTTGCATTATTACCTACAATGAATTCGTCTACTGCTTTATTTGTATCTACTAGTACAGCACCACTTGCTGTTAATGTTCCAGCAACGTGATCCAACATATCCATAAAATATTGACCACCAATAACTGAAATGTTATTTGCGTCACCGTTACCGTCAACTCCACCTTCCCCTATAAAGATTCTATCTCCTAGGTTTGCTTGAGCACCTGTTCCGTAAGTATAAGCTAATTCACCTAATTTTAATGTTGCTGGTGCTGATGTTGCTGAACTTCTTTTTATCTGTATTACTGTTGCCATTTATTAGAAACTCCCACAATTAAATAATAGTGTACCTGTTGTGGTCACTATTTCTGTTCTAGTTACAAATTTGCCATCACTTGCTCTATATTGTATCATAGAACCATCATCTAAATTGGTAGTATCAACATCACCAAGAAGAGCTAATTTAAGGGCAGAATTTTGAAGTGCCTTACTAGACGGCAAGGTCACAGAAACTTTTTGTGGACCAGATTGTGTATTTACATTTATTTTTGCTGTTATATCAGGCATTCTCTCTCCCTTTTATCTTATATTTATAACTGAAAGTAGTTTGATTAAGTAGTAACTTGAGGTCGGACTGTAATTAATCCTTCAATAACTCTAGTTACAGCACCAACATCCGAAGTTATTTCAAGGTCATATACATATCTCTCAGCATCCAAAGCACTTGATTCGGTTGCTGTTAATGAGAGAGTAACTACACCAGTAGCGGCGTCTGTCGCTATTGAAGTAGTCATATTAATTCGTGTTCTTGTGGAAGCAAATCCTTTGGCCATCTTCGCCGCCGCTGTATAACCAGTTAGGTTAAACGGTTGTCCATTGGCATCCTTTACAGTTACGTCTGAATTAAAGGTTGTTCCTTGGTCTATGGTTAAGTTAGCTATTGCTGCCATTTATTTTTTCTCGGATTCTGGTACTTCTTTTTTAATCAATTTGACTATTTTATCGTTATAATGCTTAGTTAAAACATCTATCTTTTCAATTTCAATCAAATGTCTAGTCTTGCTTACTTGAATTTCTTGTCTTACTGCTATGTAATTTTGTAATTCAGGACTAAACTTCTGTTCATCATATTCTTTTCCGTCAATTGTTATCATACAACATCTCCATTTAATTTATTCATAATACTATTTATATAAGTTGTAAGCAGGCAACATTGACAAAACCACTAAATAATGATATATTTAGAATACTAAATTAATTAAAGGATTGAATAATTTATGAAAAAACTATTAATAGCGGTGATGTTGTTATTATTGCCAATCTCAGCATTCGCTGGATCAACAACAACTATCGTAAATGCAGGATCAAATGATGGTGCATTTAGAACCGTACTCACAATGATTGGCGACAAAATTAATCACACTTTTGTACAAGCAAATAATCCAGTAATAGCGGAGAAACATTTTAACAAGAAAAATGTTCTTACTATGTGGAGTACAGAATGGCCAGGAGATGAAACATTACCAACAGTTGAAATAAACAAAGATACAATCGTTGCTGTTACAGCATACGAAACTATACTTTGTAGTAGAACTTACTCGTCTGTTAGTGAAATGTCTGGTCAAACAATTAAGATAGCAACGTGGGGTGATTCTCCAGTTGTTAAAAAATTTCTTGATAACTATGGTACAGCAAATAATATAACTTTTGAAATTGTTCCATATGACGGTAGTGGTGCTACTACTAGAGGTTATCTAGGTAAAGACGCTGATACAATTTTTACAATTCAAACTAAACAAGCTAAAGTAGAGGCAGATGGTAAATGTATTGCCTTTAGTGCTAATGGTGATTTAGACTTTGCGTTTGTTGATGTAATATTATCAGTTAATGCTTCAAATGGTGCTCTTGAAGAATATAGAAATATAGTAAAAGAATTATCAATAACAGAAGCGTGGTTATCAGCAGTACCTACTACGTATGTTTTAGATAATGAAAATGCGGAATCTTTAGTTTATAAAGTTAACGCTGCTATTGAGTTGAATAAGTAATACAATCCTGTAGTTTAGAATTAACAGTCTGGTATGTTTTTAGCATATCAGACTCGTTAGTACCTGTTATTAAGAAAGCTATTCTAGGAACTTTTTCGGAAGTAAGATGTAAAGACTTTGGTATTGTTTCTCCAGGTCTTAATTTATCATTATTAGTCTGACACCAATATTCTTTTAAGTGAGATACATCTTTTACAGATTCTATTTTACCTGGTTTTAAATTAGACAGAACCCAATAAATTTGTTTATCATAAGAGAACGTTTTATTTTGTAAAATTTTTGGTACTATTGTATTGTTATGTACATCATCCATTTGTTGTAAACCTTGACCAATTCTTGAATTGCAATCTATCATCTTAATATTATCTTTCCATTTATAAAAATCAGGTCCAGAAAAGAACATATTTTTTAAACGTAAAGTAGCTACTAATCTTTCAAAAAAATTATTAGATTGATATACTATATCTTTAGGTACATCTTTCTTATCAAAACTCATAAATTCAACATTTCTACCTTCTCTACATTTTCCTCTTACCCATAATAGATTTTTTAAAACTCCACTTTCATTAACATAATAATAAGAACCCCACAATTCTGCTTCATCTGGAAGTTTATCTTGTACCATATAATGATTAAGACGATTATTAAATGCTGGGTCTTCCCAACTTTTATATAACGAACTATCATTTAAATCTAAAAACTCTTTCTTATTTTTAAAATAAGTATAATTTAATCCTCCAGGTTTAGCACCTGAACCAATAATAGGTTTTATTATAAAAGGTTTATCTTCCCAATAATTTAAATCTTTTGGACTTGTAGGTATGACACTATATGGTATTAAACTTTGAAGACCAATAGTAATACAAAAATCATCCATCTTTTTCTTATCAGATAAAATATCTGCCGCTTTTTCTGACACATTGTTTAGTCCCCACTCTTTCTCTAATTTTGCTTGTATAGGTAATAGACTTTCTGCAACCGTATAAATTCTATCATAAGGTCCTTTAATCTTATCAAAGTCTTCAGTAACTACATCACAATTTTCCAATGCTTTTTGAAGGCATTCCCATTTATTCCAACCTCTCTTATATCCTAGTATTAAATTTTTCATCCGTATATTACCATTACTCTCATTAAGTTATCCCAAAACAAATCTGTTAAGAAAAATCCATATAGTATTGGAAAAGTATCTACTCTCTTTAAATAATAACCTATTATACTTAATACAATTAATGTTATTAATAACCACTCTCTTACTGGATATATGTAAATACTCATTAAAGAAATAAAAAGTAAAATAAAATAAGTCAATACATTTTTATGTTTCTTCAAGTGATATGCTAACATACCTAATAAATTAAAACACTTCCAAGATAAGAATAAACATATAGCTAATATGATTGGTATGTAATAGAATATATTAGTAAAGATAGATAGATTATCTACGTTAAAAACAAATCCTTGTGCTAGTATTAAATAGTAAATTAATACTTCACTACCAACAATAGGTATACCAAGTACTATTAAAGGTATCAAAGAACTTAACGCACCACTATTGTTCGCTGATTCGGCAGCCGCTATTTTCTTTATATCTGTTTTAACTAAATTAGCACTTAAATAACTTCCTAAAATATTAGTTACTCCTGGAACAAGACCACACCAAAATCCAACAAAACTTCCTACTCCTGTTGAAGGTAATGTACTCTTTGCTATACCAAATTTTCTAATTGGTTTTTGTTTAGATATCTTTAAATCTCTAAACTTTAATATTTCAGGTACAATATACAACCCTATCATTACAGCACTAAAAGGAATACCTAACGTTAGATAATCAATACCAAATGTTCCCCAAGTTTCATATGTCGTATTATCAAATCCTATCTTTGCTAATATGCCACCAAATACAAATAGAAGTATAGTCTTCCACATCTTTTGTTTTGATAATAGAGTTAATAATAAAACTGCTAAACAAACAATAGATAATTGTATAGTACTATTATAAAATTGAAATATACTATAGATACTAGGTAGAAATATTAAGAATAAACCTATTGCAAATATAGAACCTAATGTACTTGAAATAGCATTGGTACTTACTGCAAGATGTCCTTCTCCCTTTAAGAATAGATTATGTCCGTGTCTAGCAGTAGTTACAGCGGCAGCGTCACCTGGTATTCCATAAAGAATACTTGTAACTGAATTTGTATAATTCGTTGTAAGAAGAAGTGAAATATAAAATAGTAATATATTAAAAGGGTCTAAAAGAAATAGTAAAGGATAGATTGTTGCAACTGCTAAAAAAGGTCCTGCACCAGGTATAATTCCGAAGACAACACCTGTTAATATTCCAATCAAACACCATAATAAAGAAAGCATTATTTTACCTTACCATAATCCAACATAAACTGAAACAACTCTTTATCAAATTTTAAACACATAACTAATAAAATTATTCCATCTTTAAAAGAAAAAACACTATGTCTTTTATTGCCATTAAAATACCAAAGAGAACCACTATTGCCTTTAATAACTTTATCATCATATATCCATTTAAAATCATATTCATTGCATTTAACAAAACCAACTAATCTAATTTCATCATAACTATAATCTTCTTTATTAATATCAAAATGTTCTGGAAAGAAACTGCCTCTATCCATTCTTAAAAAATGACAACGACCTAACCATTTTGCCCAAGGTTCTAAAATTGTTTGTAATGTGGGACATTGTTTCCAAACATCTGTTGGAACAACTATATCGTGGTTATGTATATCTTGTCCAGTTTGAATTTTGTAATCTCTTAAACTTGTTAAATCAGGTATGCCGTGAAGACCACCGTCAATACTAGTTACACTTAATCCCCAGCGATTGTTTGGTTTTTTTGGATTATATTTTTTCCAATCTTTATCAAAAGGTTTTAATTCTTCTAATAATTTGTCTTTTTTAAAACCTGGAAACTCTATCCAATCAGACATTGTATTTAAGCGTAATAACGCTTTGTCATCATCATTCATAACTATTAACTACTCCTCATATTATGTAATACTAAATCTACAGATTCTTTCGTTAATATAAGATTTGCTACTATAAACATTGATTGTTGATTCCCACCACGACCACTTGTAAATACTATATGTTCTTTACAAGTATTTAAAAAATATAATCTTCCGTGGTCAAAACGCAAAAGGTTATCATCTAAAATAAAATAATTAAATGGTGGATTGCAATTATAGATTGGTATAAACAACCTACACGTTGGTAATTCTCTATCATAATGGTCTCTATGAGATGGAAATTGTCCACCCGCCGACATCTTAATAATATGAGTTCTTCCTAAATGATTTTTAAATTTTGATAATACTGATTCAACATAAGGCCAAATGGGTGTTAGAGTTTTAAAATCTGGTTCATCAAGATTTAAATTATGTTCTATATTATATTCCTTTAATGAATCCAAATCTGGTCTGCCAGAAAACCCACCATCCAAACTAGTAATACTTAAACCATACCTAGGAATCTTTTTTCTAGGATTATATTGAACCCATTTATCACCAAATAATTCTAAACCTTCTTCAAATTTTTTATAATCTAATTTATATTTTAAAGGAATAATGTCGCCATATCTAGCTATTGTGTCAAATAAGTAACTCATTTTGTATTAAATACCTTTATTTTTTTTGAAAATGGAATAGTTGTTCCTTTCATTCCATCTGGTCCTCCCCAACCAAATAGTGAATTATTGTTAATACTTTCTAAATATATTTCTACAGTTTGTTGATAGTATTCTATTTCTTCTTGTACGTTATTTGTAAAGTAATCTACTAGTGTATTAAATTTACCTATATTCCAATCAAACGTTCCTATTTCAAATTCACCAGAAGGTCTACTATTAAGTTCTTGAAAATATAGTTTACCATTTTTTTCTTTACAAAATTCTGAATAGAAAATCCTATTTTTTACTGTTATATGTTCTTTTAATCCTTTATAAAATTCTTCTACTATAGCTATCTCTTCTTTTGGAAATTCTGTAAATGGATATAGATATAGATATGCAATATTATTACCTACAATATGACCATCTCCAAATTTACCTATATCGTGATGATATATATGATACTCGCCATCATTATCAACTATTGCGTGTGAGTTGAGTGTATAATCATAATTAATATATCTTTGTATAAAATCATTTTTCTTTGGTATATAATTTCTTTTATCAGCAACTTTATAACCAGTACCACCACCTGACTGTCCTGAATCTAATTTTATTATAATTTTATCATTCCTTGTAATACTTCCTTCATCTAAAGTAGGTGTACCTATTAATTTACATACTCGGTCTTGTTCTTTTTTAGATGTAAAAAGCTTTAAAGCTCTTTTATCAAATTGTGTTTTAGTATTATAGTAAAGAGAAAGTTTATATTCTACAGTAGTAATTGGTTCTTCATCTCTACAATTCATAATATATTCAGGTTCAAAATCTAAAGTGTTTATATAATATTGCGGATCATATAATTTTTCTTTTGGAAGAAATGTAGTATATGGTTTTAATTTTTGACTTATATTAAAATGATTATTATTAGCTAGTTCAAACATCTTAAAATTAATGTCATACTTTAAACAAAATTCTACTAGAGTTTCCCATTTTATACGAGCATTTAATATAAGTATATTTTTAGGTAAAAGTTTTCTATCTATATTGTCTGCAAATAACATATTATTCTCACGATATAAAATAAGGCGACCACCAACCAGTCCAACCTTTCTCCATTATATGATGTAATTGACCAAGTGTACACATACTATAATTTTCATCTTTAGTTTCTTTAAATTTTGGACAAACTTTATCATATGTTTTATAATCTATTTGTTTATAATAAAACTCATCACTACCTTTATTATATTTGTTTAGATAATACTTATCATTTTCTTTAAACTTTTTCCATATATGTGATATATCACCAGTCCAAGATACAACAGAAGAGTTTAATGGTGTATGAGCAGGTTCTCTCCACCAAGTATCATCTAACAATGTAAAATCTTTTCTAATTAAGTTTGGTAGTTTATCATAGATAATCACATCTAAATCAAAGTATAAGTTTTCTCCATCTCTATAGATATCATACATTTGAAGTTTGTTATACCAGTTGCCATATAAATCGGATGATACAACAACAAACTCATCATACTTTAGACCTGAATAAGTGTCTATCATATGTTTCAAATTTCTAACGTGCCAATTAGTAAACTTATCACCAAACTTACAACATATTATTCTCATTTAATTTCTATAGTTTTAATATCCTTTTTTCTCATAGTATTAATTTTAATATCTGCTCTGTCTGGTATTTCGTGCCAAACTCCATATGGGTCTTGCGCTCTATTAGTTGTTTTAATATCTACGATTTTAATTTTTCTAAACTTTTTTCCTGTTCTAGGATGATAGTCCAAATTAAATTTATCTGTACTCAAATTACTACCATTAGCAGCACCGATAGCCAATTCTGTTTGGTCTGATTCCCACCGTTCAACTCCTTTTTTAGGAAACCCAATACCAATACCATATGCTATTTGTTTTTCACCTCTATTAACTTCATCTAATATGCCTAATTTCTTTTCCCAAAAATCATCACCATTTATATCATTATGACTTTTATTGCCACCAGTAGCAAACCCTAATTTAGACGCCGCTCTCATAACTAAACCAATTGCTATACCTATACTTACATAAGCATTTTCCCAACGAGCAGCAGTTTTATTACCTTTTAAAGTTCCATCAGCATTACAATTTAATTGTGTATCTGGTTCTTTTGCCACGAATAACATATACAAATTAGCATTTTGTTGTGAGTTTTTCCAAGTTGATGGTGGCTGACGGTTATGAGTACATCCCCAAGTATATTTTGATAACTCGTCTAATACTTTTCTATCAGCAGTCCAATAAACATCATAATATGCTTCAGCTTGTTTTGAAGGAGCATTTTGTGCTGTCCATAAAAGATAATCTACAAGTTCATAATGTATTGTTTTTGAGTGGTCCCAAACTCTCTGGCATTTTTGAATTTTACGAATGGTATCCATTTCTTCATTCCAATCATAAAACATATGTTTAATTTTTGTTTGCTGGTCAACTTCCTTAAAACCAAATTTAACAATTTCATTCATAACTTTAATAAGAAGAGTTACTTTATCTGCTTGGTCTCTATCTTCTTTAAGCATTCTTTTCTCTAATAAATTATTAACTTCTATAGCATAATTTTGTTCACCTTCACCTAAATTAGATTTTGTACCTTGCCAATATCTTTTAGCAACCTCTAGTACATTTTTTATTCCACCTGATTTTAAATCAGCTACAATAGCGTCAAAATTATAACCTGTATCTCTAACACATTTAAAATGCTGAGTTTCAGTATGTACACCTTTATGTTTTACCTCAAACTCATTCATAACATCTTCTATTATTTTATCTTTAATCATTTCCAATTTACCTTTATAAAGGATTCATTATGTTCGTGTATGGTCTTGCCTGGACCTGTGAAATGAACCACTTTTATATATTTATGCACGTCACCAAGTATCATATATTCAGTCTTAAATTTGTCACGATATATTTTGCTTAGTGTGACATTTTCTTTAAAAGATTTTGTATATTTACATATCCATTGTTCAGGTGTTTTAATTACTTTTGTTTTATATTCTTGTAGTTTCCAACTAACATAATTTTGTTCTCCATAGTATTTGAAATTTACATCACCATTATTATAATAGTATAATTGCCAATAGTCAGGATTTTCAGCAAAATCGTCCCATATATGCTTTAAACTACCAGACTTAAACTTATAAAACCCACCATTTGTTTTTAATTTTGAAGTCCACCATACACCATAGGTAACCAATTCATTATCTTGTACAGGATATCCTATTAATTCATCTACATTGCCTGTAATAACTTGGTCTATATCCATAACTATAATATCATCACCAGGGTTTTGATATGCAAAATGCGGACTAAAGAATTTTAATTTGTGCCAATGTTTCTTAATCTTATCGTGATGATTATATGGTAGTACAACATCTGCCTCAATATCTTTAGTATCACTTAAACAAACAAACTCAAAAGGTATAGATGAATTTCTTTTTAAACTTCTATATAACTTTGATACATAATCTGGTGTGTAATAACCATCAAAATATACGCAACAAATTTTAAGCATACTTTCTCCATACAGTATCAAAGTCTTTACAAACAGCGTGTACTATCTTTGCTTCATCTGGTATAAAATGTTGAGTATCAAAGAAGTAATGCCATCTTCTATCTAACCATTGTATACCAATTTTATTTACATTTACTTTATATGAAAAGATTGTTTCATTATCATACCTAAACATATCAAGAATATTTTGTGGATACAAACCACTCTTATCAGTTTTTAATTTTGTCATTAAATCTATTGTATCTCTAAACCCACCAAAAAAATCTAGTTTTAAAATTTGTTTTTTTGAAGCACCGATAATAGCAGTATTGATAACATCATTTTTAGGATCAAGACCTTTATCTATAAGCATTGCCTGACAATTAAAATACTTTGCTGATGGACTTCTAATACTATGTCTAACATCTCTATCTTTATTAATCATATGGTTTTGATTATAAACAACAATATGATTTTGTACATCCCATACATCAAAAAAGGAATCAGTAGTTAATGGCACAGCGTCAAAATCTAAATACAAAATCTCATCATACTTTTTTGCTAATTCATATAGTAAATGTATCTTGTAGAAATTAACTATTTCATAACCTGTTAATTGAGGAAAGTCTTTGCGTAAATTTCTTTCATATGTTTCATAACGTTTATCATTTTCAAACATAACAAAACTTGCACCGATAGCTTTAGCATACTTACGTTTAGATTCAACTAATTTTTTATAATGTTTTTTAAATGCATTAACAGTTATTTTTGCTTTGGCTACTGTATCATTTCTTTGTTTAGATTGACCATAATGTTCTTTTGCTGGCACATCAACATAAACACTATATATTACTCGTTGCATATTTTTCCTATTAATGTAAATCTAGTACCTCTATAATCTTCTATCTCATCTTCAATTAATACTTTTGCATTATCAGGCAATTGTTTTTTAAATTCTTCAATATTTTTAACACAATTAATATGTGTTGGTATATCAAACATTGCATTTGATTGAAAAGCAAAGTGTGTATTCTTAAATCTTTTCCACCAAGGATTTTTATAAGTTGGTGCTGGACCCCACTCTTTCATTGGACGCATATGTTCGCAACTCGTATTAATAACTAAATTACATCTTTTAAATAAATCCCAATCTTTATCATCTTTAAATCTATGCCAAATTCTTTTATCAAAAACATCACCTTCAATAAAATCAACTTTCTTATAGTCTTTAAACAAATCATTTTTTGCTCTTAAAATAACTTTTCTATCACTATCAATAGCAGTAATCAATTTAACATCATTATAAAATGCTGGTACCAAAATACTACCATACCAACAACCAAATATTACTATTTCAGAATCTTTATTTAATATATTTAAACTTTTAATATGATTAATTAAATTAAGTTTAGATTTAAACTGATTAGGACTATATGAATCTAATAGGTCTTTATTATCTCCGACCTCTTTCATTGAAGAAGCTATCAAATTTTCTATTATTCTTTGTATTAATTTTATATCCATTCTATCATTTCACTCATTGCAGGTTTTATATCTTCGTGTGTACGTCTAGCCTTTTCTATTACATCTTTTCTAAACACTTCACTATAACCCATTGACATTAATACTATTGGTCTATATTCAACGTGTTTTAATCCAATTGCTCTCCATTGTTTAGCATCCCTTACAAAACAAGAAGTGTAAGAAAGGTCAATTTTATATTCTAGTAAATACAATGTTAATATTTGAATAAACAATCCAACCTCAACAGCAGACGTATCAATAAAGTTATCAACTCTTTCTGGCCACGCTTGGTCAAAAAACATACCTCTCTCAACTTGTTTTCTATAAAACTCATTAGGTTCTCTTGGTTGGGCGTGAATAGTAAGTAAATAAGGATTATATTTTATATGTTCATAATAAGGATTAGCAAAACCTCCTTCAGTTGTTTTTCCTTGTCCTCTTGCTACTGCTCTTCTTTCAGCAACTTTATGATTTTTATATACCATCTTCCAAACTTTTTCTTTTTCTTCTTTTTTATCGGGACCATATACAAATATTTTATACGGCATAGCATTATTTTTAGTTGGTGTTGTCTTCCACGCTTTCCATAAGGCCGATTCTATTTGTTCTTTTGGTGGAACTTTATCACTATATTTTCTTACGTGATGTCTTCCTTCTAATAATTCAAATGTATTCATTTTCTTACTATATAGTCGTTTATCACTAACAAGTCTAGTGCTGTTCTTTTAAAAGTTTTAATTGCGTCTTCTGGTGATTCAACAATAGGTTCGTGGCGATTAAAACTAGTATTCAACAACATTGGTATACCTGTTATCTTATAAAACTGATGGATTAAATTATAAAATTTACCATTATCTTTTCTATTAACTGTTTGTATTCTTGCTGTATTATCAACGTGAGTTATACCAGGTACTATTGATTTTTTATCTTTCTTTACTTTAACTATTCTTGACATATGAGGACTAGGTCCACCAATAGTATCAAAATAATCTTCATAATGATCCTCTAATACTGCTGGCGCAAATGGTCTAAAATCTTCTCTATCTTTAATTGTACTATTAATAATATATTTTATATTAGGATTTCTAGGGTCTGCTAATATACTTCTATTACCCAATGCACGGTTACCACTTTCTGATTTACCTTGAAACCAACCTACTATCTTTCCATCAGCAATTGCCTGTGCTACTTCTTTATTAATCATATCTAAAGTTAACTCTTCATACTCATAGTTAACTCCTTTGCCATAAAAATCAATTGCCAACTGTAAATTTAATCCACTTATACCATACATATATTTTCTACCAGCAAAAGTTTTTGTCTTATGTTTATTATTATTCAATACATAATCAGCGTGTTGATAATTACCTAATGCCTGTCCTTCATCTCCCACAGCAGGTGGTATATAAACATTTTTATAATGCTTTGTAAATTCTTCATTTAAATATCCGTTATATATAACTCCTCCTGCTAAACAAAGATTGTCGCAAGATTTAAGTGGATAGATATGTTCTTTAATTTTATCATTTGTAAATTTTTGTAATGTAAATGCCAAATCTGGTACACCATATTCTTCTACATTAATTAATTCGTGAGTTTTATAATTTTTTTCTTTTATAACATCATCAAGTATTGTTTCAAATACATTATAATAATATGAACTAAATCTTCCATAACCAACTAACCCCATTAATTTACTTGCACCTAACGAACCAAATCCAGTTCGTTTTGACATTTGATTCCACAACCAACCTATAGGTAATTCTTTTGACAAGTCTTTAATATTATAATCTTTATCAACAAATATACATCTATGTTTATAACCTATACCATCAATAGCAACTATATCTGATTGTTCATAACCAGAATTGATAAACGCATAAGTAGCGTGAGATTGATGATGGTCTATAAAGTAAATATCATCTTTGTAATAATGATCCCATAACTTTTTAGGTTTAAAATCTAATACTTCTTTAGGTAATATATCTTTACACATTCTAATACCACCAACTGTCATTGAAAAACTTAATATACCATCTTTTGGTTTTTTAAAATACTCTTTAACAAATTCATTATTTAATTTATAGTCACCTGTTTCTAATTGTTCTTGATGAGCATAAGAGTCTACCTTTAATGGTAGATTATGTTTAAATCTAGTATATCTTTCTCTTTGATTATGAAAGACACCATCATAAGTATTATGGTCGTGTAGATTTAATGCAACTGCAAATATTTTAGTCATTTAATACCTTCGCATATTTTCTCATAGGAAAATGTCCTTTTGGTGGAACAAATTCAGTACAAGTCTTACAATAGTTTTCATATTTAAATAATCTAAAGTTCATCATCTTATCAACGTTCTCCTGTGTAATGTCCCACTCTTTTGATAACTCTTTATTATTAGCAAACTTTTTACTACAATGTACTATAGTTTTTGTTTCAAAATTTATTACAGGCACCATTGGAAAAGAAGCACACAATTTTCTATCTATTTCATCTGCTTGTATAACATCTGTAAATTCTGGTGACCTACCATTAAATGCTTTCCACATAGTATTCTTATGATTTAACTTTTCTATTACTTCTTTATGATTGTCTTTGTATTTAAAATAGTTTGGTGTCTTTACAACTACATTATAATTATTCATATCATTTTCAGGTACAAAATCAAAGTTACCTAACATCTTTACTTCATCCTCATAAAAGTCTAATATATTGTGTTCAACATACAGTATTTCTTTATCTTTTAATACTTTAGGATATCTCTTTCTAACAAACGAGTTTGATAATACTGAACAAATAAAATTAGGATACTTTTTAATTTCTGCAATAACTTTATCTAAATTTTTAATTAGTCCAGGTTCACCACCAAGTAAACATATTCTCATCTTATAGTTTTTAAATTTCTCTAAAGTGCTTTTCAAAAAGACCATATCTACTGTCAAGTTTCTCATTTCTAAAGTATAACTTGTACAATAATGGCAGTCTTTATTGCAAGACATTGATAGAAAGAAGTCTACCGCCAAATAATTATTCTGTATTTCTTGTAAGGTTTTCATATTAATGTGTTTCTATAACTTTAGTTCCGTTTACTATTCTTATTTTTTTAGAATCCTTATTCCAATCACTACCACAAAATTTCTTACATACAGGTGGCGCTTGTTCTGGTTTATTTTTTAACATATTATAAAAATCAGTCCACTCTTTACTCTTAAAAATATCTTCAACATTTTCATTATTTTCTAATTTTAAATGTTCTTTAAACAAAGTTTTAATCCAATCTTGGTCTCTATATAATTCATCATCTACCCAACAACAAGGAGTAAAAAATCCATTACAAGAAAGAGTTACTTCTTGGTCTTTGTATATACATTTAGGACAAAATTTACTCATCTTCACGCTTTATTTTAGGTGGTTTAAATCTATCCCTCTTATTTCTTTGAGCATTTTGTAAATATTCTATTTCATCTTCATCTCTTCGTGTCTTTATAAAAATCATTTCTATACTATATTTTTTCGCCAATTGTTTGCACTCATCCATATATTTTTTATTATAATCAAAGATAATATATTGCCAAATTGCTTCAACTCCCATTAACCTTGCCATCAACATCATCTTAAATAAAAATTCACCATTTTGATTTACACGATAATTATGACTCAAGTGTGGGGGTCCATCAATACCAAAAGTCCAAATAGCTTCTGGATTTGCTAAAAATGCTTTTTCATACCAATCTTCTTTTCTTCCTGTAGCAGCTGTATTAACTCTAGTTCTAAATTTTTTTCCGTTTAAAGAGAATATTTTACATATTTTTAATAATTCAATAAAATATTTATTAAAAATAGGGTCAGAAAGTTGTCCACTAAAAGTTATATCACCATTCCAATATTTTAATATTTTTTTTAATCCATCTGGTGTTAAATCGTTACCTGGGACAACTTTAGTCTTATGTAAAAACATATATGTTGTTCTCTTACACATAGAGCATTCCAATGTACATCTAGGCGTACCTTCAATATTAAGTCTTTTATTTTTAAAGAAAAATCTATCTCGTGATGTTTTCATAAAACTTATTAAATGCTATCTTCAACTTTCTTTTATTCTTAAACTCAACTTCTTCAATATACCCTGGTGTTTGATAGGTCTTCTCTACAATATAATCGTAAATAGGTTCAGTTGTTTCGTTGACTAAACTTGCGTCAAATAAATCATCACCTAATACTCTTTTCATATTTTTTACAAACTTATTCTCTTCGTGTCCTAATAAAATTAAAATTGTATTAATAACTTCATCAATCTCCTCTTGTTTCATATAAGGGTGTATAGGTAAAGTCAATATAGTATCACAAATAATTTTACTAATATACTGTTTATCTTTTCTATGATTAATGTTTTGATACATAGGACTTTCAGACAAAGGTTTATCATAATGCACTTTCGCACCAAGTCTATCTTTAACCATATCTCTTACTTTTTTATTCTGTAATCTAATAACATATTTGTGATAGTTATGGTTAAGACCATTTGTTGTAGGTTGTACTGTTACATAATCTTTTAATTGTTCATCATATTGTTTTGCTATCTCTTGTCTTTTAGATATCCATTCGTTCATCTTCTTTAATCTAAAGTTAATAAAACAAGCATTAAGCATTAACATTTTTGAGTTACGACCTAACACTTCATTGTTGCCGTGTCTTCTTAACTTTCTAAACAATTCTGCTTTGTCTTTATCATCTGTTAAGATTGCCCCACCACCTGCTATACCAGCTACAACTTTATTTGCGTTGAAACTTAAACAACTAACATCTCCTATTGAACCTGCTTTAACATCATTTAAACTAGCACCTAATGACTGAGCGGCGTCTTCTATAAATGCAATATTCTTTTCTTTACAAAAATCTAATATCTCTTTTGTATCAGACATACTACCAAATAAATGTGGATACACTATCGCTTTTACTCTCGGCGTCCACTCTCTTTTAATACTATCTAAATCCATATGATAAGTTAAAATATTAGGTTCACAAAACACAGGTCTTGCACCTACCATAGATATACAAGACGCTGTTGCTATCCAAGAAAATTGAGTTGTCATTACATCATATCTAGAATCAATACCTAAACTAATTAAAGCAAAATGTAATGCGTCTGTACCACTATTACAAGCGACAGCATACTTTCTACCTGTTATTTTAGTAAGACTCTTTTCAAGGAACTCTACATTTTGTTCCTGTTCTTGTTGCATAGCACTATCAAAGATTTTTAAATATGCTTCTTTGTTTGCTAAATATTCTCTATCCCAACCTGTCATATATAAACTCCGCTATTTTTTCTTGTCCTTTTGCAGTAGGATGAGTATCTTTTTTTGAAACTTCATATTTACCATATCCTAATACATCACTCTTTATACTAAACCCACCTATACCTGGATCGCCAGGCCAACCTATAAAATTTTTATCTATCTTATCACAATAAATATTATTATTAATATGTTGTAAAAATCTACTATTATCCATTTCCACGGCGTCCTGTTTTTGTGTAGCTGGATTGTACCACCAACCGTGAAATATATGAAGCATTTGAACTTGTTTTAAAGGTATCTTTTTAGATTTACATATCTCTTGAAGACTATAATAATATCCAATACTTTTATCCAAAAAACCAAACATATCATTTGAACCATAACCAAAAAAACCAACTGCTAATTTACCTGTATTACAAACTTGGGTATTATTAAACCACTTTCCTTTTATTTTCCAATCTCGCCTTTGACATACAGACCAAGCAGGTATTACCAATCCTATATTATCAATAGTCGCTATTTTGTCCAATAGACTATAGTAAATATATTCGTTACCTGCTCCACTATGAGCAAGATTAATAACTTCCATATCTAATTTTTTTCCTAGTATCTCGGGCCAGAAAGGCCAAGCGTTAGGACCTATATCGTGAAAATCACTACACCAATCTTTATCTGTATAACTACAACCACCAGTTAATAATATTTTTCTCATATTCTTGTTTCAGCGTCAACTAAAATCGGATTATTTTCTCTATAATAATCTTCAATAAGTCTTTCATCTTGAACTATAGTTTGTATTTTAGTAATACCTAATATTCCAAAAACTATAACTCTATGTCTTCCATCAATTACATAATACTTGTCTTCAGGAACATCTATAGATGTTCTTGACGATTTATGTTTTGATTTAATACATTCAATTGGTAAACATTTACTAGGATTAAAATTCTTTATAATTCTATCTACTGTATCAACATTTATTTCTGCTTGTATAGATTTATCTATCCATAATTTAGATAACTCTATTTCTTGTTGACCTTTAGGAAATTTTGGATTCTTATCCCAACCTCTTTTATAATATAAGTTAGAAGTCTGTGGTAAGATATTATCGTCCCAACCCTTTTTCATAGCTGGTAAATATTTTCTTTGCACCTCTTCAATAACACCTAACATACTTTTTCTTTTACGTCTTACTATATTCACATTTCCATACTTTTCAATAAGTACTCTTATTTTCTTTATTAAATCAATAAGAATATTTATGTTGTCAGAATATATCTGCTTTGTGGGTACAGGTCTGTTCCAGTATACCATACCACCATCTTTTATATTCTTATCTCTTAAATACTCTACTTTTTTACCTAACCATCTAAATTCTACAAAAAGTCTAGGTGCAGGATCAAAGTTTGGTTTTGTATAGACATATGTTTCAAATTTACCTAATATATTAGATATAGGCGCAAATAGATTATTTGAATTACGATTAATCCACTTCTCGTTATATGTTATAATACCGTGGTCTGGATACTTTTTAATTACTTTTTCAATTTCTTTATAATATATTTCATTTGTTCCTAAAAATAAATGTTTATATTGTATATCATCTTTCACAGGTTTATATACATCAAAGTTAATTATCTTCTCATATTGTTTACCTACACCATTTTGATAGACTTCGTGGTCGCATAAGTTCCAAACCTTTTTAGTTTTAAAATATCTTAATGCTAAAGGATATTCTTCAGGATGATTTTCTGAATAAAGTGCTATTACATTATTATTGAATAATAAATGTAAAGTTAATAATTGTTCTTTAGTATATTTGTGTTTATCTAGGTATGGTAAAGTTATCATACTTCTACCTAGTACTAAAGTTAATTCATCTGTAGATGGTGTGTAATAGTCAAAGACAATATTTTCATAAGTCTTATATTGGTCTTTAATTGCTTTTATATAATCTTCTTTTGGGTGTTTAGGATTGGGTATTATTACACATTGACTTTCAATACCTACTGAATTGAGATAACAACAATGTTCATAACTATAACGTAATAATCCATCACCAGGTTTACCTGTACATACTATATTCAATATCATATTAACTCATTAAATCTATAGCAATCTTTAATAACTCAATTTTATTTTTAGCTTGTCTTAATTTCTTTTTAACTTCAATATCTTTTGAATCTCTAATTTGTTTTAATTCAAACAATGCAAGTTTCAAAGCAAATAAATGGTCTTCATTTTCTGTTTCTTCAAACATTGCTTTAACAATAGTAGGATAGAATTTTGTATCTAATCTATGTTCATCAAATACTAATCCATCTCTTTTAGCAATCCTCACTACCATTTCTTCAACTGCCTTTTTTTCTTTTTGCTTTTTCTGATATGTATTTTCGTGAAGGTCATCTAAAGTAATAATCTTTAATAACTCTTGACAAACTGGATATTTCTCATCATATTCAACTATATGTGAAATAACTTTTTCATTTTTTTCATCTCTTAATAAAACTTCAATATTCTTTCTTTCATTATCTATAAAACTTGCTGTAATGTAATTTTCTTTAGTTATCATTAATTTGTTCTCCTGTTCTTTGTTATATATGTTTTTAAATTCACTTCAGGATTCCAACCTAAAGATTTTAAAAATCCTATATCTGCTTTATTCAATATTCTTTCAGATTCATCTGCTAATTGTTCTTTAGTATCAATCTTAAAGTATTGTAGTATATCAGTTAGCTTATGTAATTCTCCAGCACCAATATCTATAATATCTCCAAATGGTATTACTCTTTCAGTTGAAGATATTAAAGTATTTATCGCTGAGCATATATCGTCTACGTGAATAAAATCTCTCCAATGGTTTGTATTAACATATGGTACATCATTTCTCAATATTCTAGGTATCAACATAGTATCTCTAGCACCTTGACCATAGACTGTAGTAAATCTCAAACCAACAGATTTTTTTGGTGCAATTTGTTCCATAGAATACTTACTCATTGCATATGGATTTCTCCAGGGTTCGTATGCAGTACTTGAACTTGCGTATAAAATTTTTGTGTCTTTGAAATGGTCAAATACTCTTTGACTTGCGATAACGTTATGTTTCCAATAGTCTGTAGGATTTTTAAAACTATCTCTAACACCAGATAGTCCTGCTAAATGTATTACCCAATCAACATCATATTTTAAATTACAAGTTAGTAAATCATTACCACTATTACGGTCTATCTCAATAATAGTATGTCTTTTTATTTGTAGATATGTCTTTAGATTTTTTCCTATAAATCCATCAGAACCAGTTAATAATATTTTCATAATAAAATCTCATTGTTTAACTTTTATTTATTTTCAAATACCAAGTATTTGATGTTGAAGCTGTACCATTTGGAAACTCTTGCGCTCTATAATCATCAGCATCCACTTGACGAGTTTGATAATCTCCTGAACCTGTCAATATTGTATCTGCCATACCAGAACCTCTATTTGTTCCTGATATATAACTATAAGTTATTCTAAAACCATCTGCTGAAGCAGCTGCTGTATATTTAATTGCATTGCCTATTAAAGTATTAAAATCTGCTGTTACATATTCTCTTAAATCATTTCCAGCGGTAACATAAAGTGGTGTTTTTGTAGATTGATTAGCACCATCTATTTGATGTAAATAATAATTTTGAATTGTTGTAGGATTATCCAATGCGTGGTCTCCAATTGTTGTAGGGTCATAAGCAGTTGTATCTGCTTGAGTATTTACAAAAATTGGTGTTCCATTAACTAAAGTAGAACCTGCAACATTATTTGAAGTGTTAATATGATATGTTCCACCTTGTTCAGTTGTTAAAGTCGCCGCCACTAATTTATCTATTGCAGGATGAAGAAAAGTATCTTTAACATCTTCCAATGACATTGCTTGAATATTATTAGTCGCTGTTCTATAACAAGGCCAAGTTTTTCCTGAATCAGTTGGAGCTGAACCAGAGTTTGTTGTTGATTGTATTTTATCGTAGGTAACAGTTACCGTTGTAGGTTCTGCTGTTGTTGCCTCATTAGGAAAAGCTGAAGCGTCTGTTGAATGGACACCCGCCGCTTGTCTTGTATCTGTTATTGATCCAACATTACCACCAGAACTAACTACTGATAATGCAACAGATGGTGCTAATGAATATTGATAGATTGTTTGTGTAATTATTTCATCAACTTCAGGAGAAGTCATTTCTCTCAAATTGCCTGCGCTATAATATAAAGGAGCTCGTATAGCCATAATTTAATCTCCTATGTAGCACTACCAACAATCGTCTTTTGCGCTACCCCTGCTGAATTGTATATTACTAAAGATGATGACAATGTAAAAATACTACCAGTTGCCCATCCTGTTTTATTTTCTAATAGAACTGTACCTGTTGCGTTAGGAAGTGTGATTATTTTATCAGTTGTTGGATCTTCAACAGTTAATTCAGTTTCAAAACTATCGTTTGTTGCACCTTCAAAGAAGATACTTTTATTTTGACCTATTTCTAAATTAGAATTTATAGTAATTTGGTCTCCTGATAAAGGAATAAAAGTATTTGCTAGTACATTACCTAAAACTCGTAAGCTATCATTAATAATTAATTCAGTTGAATCAGTTGAATTAATAGTATTACCTGAAATTTGAACTGTTCCTAATGTATGAGTTGTGCCTGTACCTGTAAGTGTTCCAGCAGACATTGAACCAGCAGATACTTCATTAGTTGTTGTTATATTTTCATTATCAAAATTTATAGTACCACTTGAGTCTGTAATATAACCACTTGATAAAGTTAAATTACCTGCATTAACAGTTGGAGATGATATAGAAGTTGTAATAGTTACATCATCTGTTAATGACATTGTTAATGTATCTGGAACAGATACAACAGCATTTATTTGGTTTGATGTTCCAAGAAATCTACCTGTTTGACCTGCACCAACTGTTTGTGTTGTTGAAGTAGAGTCTTCCATCTTCCAACCAGCAGCAGAAAATATTTGTCCAGCTAATTCATTAACAGCACCAATAACGTTAGTTGCTGACATTGTGGCGTCTAACGTAGCTATATCGCCGAAATCATCCTTCGCTAATGCGTTAAACTCCGTTCTTAAAGTTTCTAACGTTTGTTCTGGTAATATTTGTCTTACTGCCATTTTACTTTACAACCTTCTTAATTAAATCTTTTATTTCTCTTAATTCTTTCTTTAAATTATTTATCTCGGAACACATACCTCTTAATCTGTCTGCGTTCTCTTCTCTATCTCTTGTTCTTTTCATATAAACAGCATATTCATTACTTGTTCTAATTATTGCATTAGTTTTAACATCTCTAATTAAATCTTCGTGTCCTTCAACTTTCAATATTCCATTTGCCATTTTTTTATATTGCCAATGCAATTCCTCTCATATCTTTACAGATTGGTGGATAAGATGATATAGTTCCTTTCATTGCAATTTTAATTTGAAATGAAGTGAAATCATTTAAGTCACTTGCTGAATATTTGTATTCTCTAAATGTTAAATCATCTTCTGCAGGAGCAATTGTAATATCTTCGCTACCATCTGAATTAAATGGCAACCAATTTATATCTTCAATTTTTCTAGTTTCTGCACCTCCAGATGTTCTATAGTAAAGTCTAATTTGTGAACTTGAACGAACATTTGCTGATAGTCTTATATCAAGAGAAGTAGAATTATTTTCTAAAACTATTGGTCTAGTTAAGTACACCGCTGCTGTTGATGTTCCAGTTGGAGTAGTATCAGCAACAAAGTCTGGTGTATTACCTGTTGTTGGACTATTTAATCTGTTTTGTATTGTGTATGCACTAACTCTTTGTAAATCTATAAGTGGTGATAGTTTAGTATTTGAACTTGACATTTCTACATTTACATACAAAGATTTTAAACCGTTCATTTCATTTGTTTCATTTATTTGACTTGCAACCATTTTAGGTGAAGTACAATAGATATTATCATTTGCAATTACTGAACCAGCGTTTGCAACTGATACTGTAGTAAATTCTGATTCTGAACCGTGCATTGATTGTCCAGTAGTAGGTCTTAATTTATAAGATATACTTGTACCTGGTACACTCATTGTTGATAAATTTAAATTCATAACATCATACAATCTATTTTGTGAACCATAAACAGCATTACTTCCAATATCTCCTGAAGTATTTGCGTTTGTAGAACCTGGTATTTGTACATCATAACTATCTAAAGTTATGTTTGATATAGTCGTATATGTTCCGTTAATAGAACTATGTGCCAATCCGTTGTATGTTCCTGAAGGAACTCCAGATATAGTTACATTGTTTGATACACTATGCATTCCGTGATTTGGATGATAAACTCTAACTACATCTGAACCTTGCGTTGTTCTAATTGGATTGTTTCTTAATTTTCTTGCTGGTAATGATTCATTGCAAAGTGTAATTCTACCAACTACATTTGAAAATTCTGCTCTATTCATTATAAATTTAATATCTTCATTTTGTTCAGCAGTCCAAGTTGAACCGTTTTGAGATTTAAACATAACACCAGCATATGGTTGTTGTGATATTGTTCTATCAGAACCTAATACTGTTTCGCCTAATCTTCCAACATAAGCAGTATATTCATTTGAGTTTGCAAGTACAACAAAACAATACTCAACATTTTCTTGTACATATACAGGTCCAGAAAAAGTAAATTTAGTTGCTACTGTTCCATCAGCACTTATATTAACTGAACTTGGATTTAATGTTGTTTCACTAAATGGTACAATTATTGATCCAGGATATCCATTTACAACTTCTCTTATTTGAACTGTAATTGGAATATTATTATCTTTAGTACCAAAATATAAATCAACAGAAGTTAAGAATACACCACCAACATCATCAATCATAAATGTTTGTGCTAATGGGTCAACCCAACCAACCGTTCTTTCACTTCGTCTTGTAGATGACCTTGTAATACTTCTGTTTTCATTTGTAGCTTGTCTTTCAAGTCTAGGTTCTCTTGTTGATATAATTGTATTCTGTACAGTTTCTAAAATTCCTCTTGCGATATAATCTGCTTCTCCTGAAGTTTCTACATCTGTACTTGTATCATTTGTAACTGAACTTGTTAATCTGAATACTCTTTGACCAGTACGCCATCTTGGATTTGCCTCAACAGTTGGATCAGGAATTGCAAAAGTACCTGAACACGCACCATTAGCGTCTGTTACAATATTACCTCCTAATGAACCACCATTTGGTGTACAATAAGTTGATATTGCAATGTTATCAAAGTAAGGATAAACTCTTGTATTTGGTTTCATCCTTGTTCCATTAAATGTTATTGTTCTACTTCTAACAAATGGTACAAAAGCAACATTAACAATTCTGTCGCCTATTGAATTTCTTACTACTTGAGGAACTAATCTTTGTCTTAATCCTGTTCTTGTTTGTTGGACTGTTTGTTCAGTTTGTATTTCATCAACAGCAAATACTCTTCTTCCACTTCTTCCGCCGCCAACTTGTCTACTTGAAACATCTCTAGTCGCACCTGACCAGAAATCTTGCCAATCATTCCATACAGTTCCAATTTCAACACCTTCTAAACCATTGTTTGGAATTCCAGAAACTAACGTATCAAAACCTCCCACATTATTGATAACTAACTCGGGTCTTCTTTCAGTTTCTTTCCACTCGTCTGAAGGTGGAGTTAATTCTATTGCACCTGACCAAGTAAATACATCAAATGGATTTACATTGACACTCTTACTTGCGAAAGGTTGTGTTATTAAAGCAGTTTCAGTATAAGGTAATGTTAAACAATCTCCAGTTTTTTGATAACTACCATCTGTTCTATCAGACGCTTGAATAGTAGTACCATCATCATCTGCTTCTATTAATTGTACTGCGTCCTCATTAAACATAGGTCTTAATTGACCTTGCGCCATATCAATGGATGCTTTGTAATCTGTATTACCAACATCACCTATATTATGACCACTAAAGTTGTCTACTATAATTCCATTTTTAAATCTATCAAAACCATTTGCGTCTTGTATTTGTAAATTTTGTGCTTGTGTTTCTAACAATGATAATTGAGTATAATATTCCATACTCTCAATTCTATTTTCTAAATTACCAATATCTCTCATTGTATATCTTTTGTTATCAGTTTTTGTAATTTTAATATCGTCTAAA